ATGCACTTTCATTTATTCTGGTGACACCTTCTGGAATAGCGACTGTTGTCAATGATGAACAACCACCGAATGTTGAACTTTCTATGCTAGTAACTCCTTCTGGAATGGTGATTGATGTTAATGATGAGCATTTATAGAATGCACTAGTGCCTATGGAAGTGACACTTTCTGGAATGGTGATTGATGTTAATGATGAACGTTCGAATGCATTAGCACCTATGCTAGTAACACTTGATGGAATATTTGAAGCCCAATCGAAATCACCTGATGCGCTTGGATATGCAATTAAACTTGTTTGTTCTAAATTCATAACACCTCTATTGTTAGATGTTAGACTAATAGCGTTTTGTGTAGGTGTTATATTGAACACTGCTTTAGTACCACTGAATCTAGACGAAGAAAACATCGATGTTGTTAAATTATCTCTTAAAAAAGTGACTGATGTCAATGATGAACAATCTAAGAATGCACTAACACCTATGCTAGTAACACTTTCTGGAATGGTGATTGATGTCAATGATGAACGTTCGAATGCATTAGCACCTATGCTAGTAACTCCTTCTGGAATGGTGATTGATGTCAATGATGAACACTGATAGAATGCACTAGTGCCTATGGAAGTGACACTTTCTGGAATGGTGATTGATGTTAATGATGAACACTGATAGAATGCACTTTCATTTATTCTGGTGACACCTTCTGGAATAGCGACTGTTGTCAATCTTGTACAATCGCGGAATGCTTCATTACCTATACTAGTAAAACCATATGGTATTTCTACTGCTGTAAGATATGTATAACTATTAAATGATTTGTTAGGCATTATTCTATTTGTTAGATTGTTTTCTTCTATTGTTATAGAACCTACCCTACTTTTATGTGAACTGTAAGCTGAACCCATATTTATATTTCTAACATATCTTTCGCCATTTACTCCATTATCAAATGTTGCAGGTATATATAAGTGAAGACTTCCATTTGTAATACCAGTAGTACTAGTTAATTGAAAGTTAGTTACATCATATACATCATCTGTTGTATTATAAGTAAATATTAAACCTCTAGTATCTAAAAATTGAGCATACAATTCAACTATATACCCGTCTTCTAAAGCATTTTGATTTATGACATAAGAGCTTGTTAATTTAGTTCCACCTGTTGATGCTGTAGACCATCCTCTAAATATTTCAGAACCGTAGGTTGGTTCATTTGACCCACCCTTATCTATTAAAATAAATTCAGAACCTAAAGCATCCCCATATGTGATATAGAGAGTTTCATAAACTGTTTCGTCTGGTAAAATAAACCTCGCTTCATAAACCCACGGAATCCATTCGTCTACTTCTATTTCTAGTATTTGTGGGTCTGTTTTTAGTGGCACTATTGGGAATGAAACTGGTTGACCTTTAAATAACCAACCTGAGCTGTTTGCACCGAATTTTAATGGTGTTGGTAATGATGTTAAATATTTTGCTGCTATAGAACCGATTGCATCTCCACCTTTAACATTAAATGTAAATACTGTTGGTGTTTCTCTAATTCCCCAAATAACTGTTGAGTTTCCTGAATTCCAATCTACATTCCATCCCGTTGGTTTTTCATCTTGTGTAGTTAAAATGATTAAGTTATCATTATTCTCTTGAAAAACATTAGCACCAATTGTAGTGACTGTTTCAGGTATGATTATTTCAACGAATTGGTCAGCACCTTGAAATACACTTGCACCAATTTCTTCTAATTTATTTGGCAGTTGAATACTTGTAAATGTTTTATTTGTAAAAACACTGTCAGCTATTTTAGTTACTGGCTTCCACCCATCAATACCATATATGATATTATTTATAGGAGTTAAATCTGTGTTTATATCTGTTGGAATAGCAATAAAACCTGTTGTGTTTTGAGTATATCCTGTTAAAGCAAAATAATCTTCATATTCAGTGAATTGCAATCCATTTGAAAGAACATTGACCTCAACTTTTAAGTCTGCTAAATTAAATGCAAACCAGTTTAGCAAGTCTTGGTCTATAGTAATACTAGACTGAATCTTAATGATACCTTGCATAAATGGCTTATCTATATAGTTTCCATTTGAATCTATACCACCAATACCAATTAAATCTTCTTGAATACTACGTAAATAATCTTCACCATAAGCCGACATTTCGATACCTAGAATTCTAACTTTCCCATCTTCAGATAGATAAGGTAATAAATCTTTGTAATCAATTGGTGTATTTTCAAATATTAAAACTTCTAGTTCTGTTCCTTCGGCTATATCTATTTGTGTTAGATAGGATTGATTTCTGATTTCTAATGCTGTAATTGTATTTGGAAGATAAAGTTCTTCTAATACACCACCTACTGGAAGGACAACTGATGTAATTGTAGTTCCTCTTAAATCTAATTTTTTAAGTTTAATCGCGCCGCTTAAATCAAGTAGCCCTCCTAAACCTGAATTGTTTTGTAAATTTACTTCTGTTAATTCTAAATTATTTCCAAATGAAACAGATTGAAGTTGAGTGCTTGGAGTTTCTCTGGATAAATCTAATACTTTTAGTTGTTCAGCATTTTCTACTTGAAGGGTTCTTACTGGTAACTCTTTGATATTAACTAGTTCAGTTATATATTGTCCGTTTAATAAACTAAACTCAACGAATGGTAATTCTGTTCCGCTTGCATAAGAGTGATTTAATGTTGCTACTTCACCAAGTAAAGTTCTTGTCTTCATTATACCTGCAGTCGAGTGTCCTAATTCTGCGGATACCCATTGGTGAACTGAAGTTTTAACTTGAACATTGAAATCGTCTGTGTTGTCAATATCGAAACGAGCAGTGATTTTCTTTTCATCAGTATTATAATCATATTTGCTATCTAAATAAGCCAAACGATTTCTAATCCAACGACTCATTTGATTTACTCTGTCACCATTTAACATCCACAACCAAGCCTCTGAACCCGAAGTTTCGATGTATTTAGCAATAGCATTAGCATTATACATACCTTTACTAATTTTAGATATATGGTCTGTATAAAAACTCTTCCATATATTTTCCCAAGTATAAAGTGACCCTCTTAATTCTGCATAAGTTGATTTTAATTCATCTGGATAACATGCAACTATAGCATCCCATAATTTAGATGATGCTTGTGCGAATACGTGCTCATCTTCCATTTCGATATTATAATCGAATATAAGATTTCCTTCTGAATCTGTCATGAACGCTTGGTTATCAATACCAACACCAGAGTCTAAGTCGTATAATACAACATACCATTTTGGATACGGTCCGTCTTCATTACCCCAAGTATGTAAAAGTAAGTCTTTACCAAAGTTGTCAACTAATCCGAATATAAAGATTGATAGAAGAAATTTAATGAAATATTCTACTTCTGCTCTTTGTTCAAATTCTGTTCTAAATGCTTGTCTTCCTTCAACTGTATCTAAATCAGCATCACTAATGAATTCGATGAACTCTCTTAATTTGCCATACATTGCTTCTAAAGTTTCAAAATCATTGGCTTCGGCAGCATCTTCTGCATCATCGTATACGTCAGGATATCTTATTTCAAAACCTTCAACAAGTTGTTTTAAGAATTCGCCATCTGTTAACTCTGGATTTCTAACAAATGCAACAGCGTGATTTGCAGCGTTGAATAGAATTTCAAATCTGCGCATATCATCTTCTGGATATGGAAGTTCGGGATAGAACCCCCATTGTCTATTATCACCTTTATCACCATTGAGGTTATAGATACCTTCAAATCTAACATTTTGACCATCGTCGTGGAATAATGCAATTGCACCTTCACTCCAAATTGTAGTTCTACTTAATCCATCAATTGTTTTTGGAGGGATTGGCTTATTATACATTTGATTAAATAATTGCGTTAATACTGGATCAGTAGACATTGATGATTCCATATAATCCGCTTTTAAGTTGATTCTAATTGCAGGGTGCATTTCGTCATTTAATGTGATTGGGTTTAAATCTAAATCACCTTGATATAGTCTAAAGTTTTTAACTGGATATTGTAAAGTTGAGGCACCTTGTGTTCTAATTCTAACATTAGGTAAACTGAAATTTTTATCAGGGTTAGTGTGATGCTCATAGTATACACTTACATAAGGTCTAAAGTTATCTGTTTGAGGTAATCTATTCCCAAACTCATCAGCCTCATATGTTCTGATTGTCATAACAGGTATTCTTTGTTTAACCTTTTCAAAATCTACAGTTCCACTTTGGTTGAAAATATCACTAAAATTATATTCCGCAACCTTATCTTCTAATGAAACCATATCATATAAATAATTTTGTAAAATTTCTTGATGTTCTAATGCTCTATCATATACTCTTACATTATATAATTTTCCATCCACTGCTTTATCATTAACAATGATATTTTGTGCTGTTGATTGTTGGAAACTTGTTTGAGTATTCATTCTGTCAATACCTGTCATAACCCCATTTACATAAGTTAAAGTATAACCTGCGACTGGATTGATAACGAACGATACTTTTATCTTTTCATTTTCTTTGAAGAAAACTTCTACTTGCGTGTTAGAACTTCTTAATATTGCTCTATCTTTATAAACAATGAAACCACGGTTGTTGTGCATACATCTGATAAATTCATCTGATAAACCTTCAGTGGTTTCAAATTCTAATTCAATAGTTTTACCTACTTGCGGGACTACGTTTTGGAAAGGCTTGAATGGAATTGATATTGTTGCGTTACCGTTGAATACCAAGCCATCATCAATCCAACCGTTAGAAGCAAAGTTAAAGTTTGATAAGTTAGTTGTTAAAGGACTACCAAATGAGTTTTCCCAAGTTAACCTTCCAACATCATTATTACTCTTTCCTGCAGATGTTAAATATAATTTAAGGAAACCATCTTCAATGTTTTCAAACTCCATATCTAATGGAAGAATATTGATTTCAAATTCTTTATAAACACCAGCTGATTCAATTCTTAAAGTTCTCAAACCTACATTTAGATTTTTAACATTCCAGAATTGTCTTTGTCTGTTCGCCGTCAATGTCCCAACTGTTACTCCATCAACTTTTAGAATTGTTTCATTAAATTCTAGAACTGGGTTGTATATAATATAATCTATTGAAATCAACGAGCCCCTTGTTGCTTCTGTTATGTCAAATTTACTTGAAATTAAAGTTGGTGCGTCCTGAGTTGACACTATAAGATTAAATCTTAATTTATTTGATAAAACTTCTGATTCACCGATTATAGCTGCTGCTTGAATTTCAACTTCTTTAACGCCGTGAGTTAAACCTGTTAAAGATTTAATGTTGTTTAATTGAGCATTTGTTATTGTTTCTGTTACTCCATCAATTGTGAAATATACTTTTCTTTTAGCTTCTGTTTGAACTCTGAATGGAATATCTATAGATGAACCATAAATAAGAGCGTCGTTAAACGTTGAGGTCAAATCAATTGTAACACCAGTGATATTATAAGAAATACTTCTACTTCTTTCACCATCTGTTACTCTTAATGTGATTGAGTTTGATCCCGCTCTAATGTGTGGTGTTAAGTCAATAACATTTTCGCCTAAATTCACACCGCGAGTTTCTACTTCTGATGTTCCTCTTAAAATTCTTAATGTTGCGAATTGTAACTCACTATGTGTAAAGTTAACTGTTACTGATAAATCTGTTCCCAGTGCATGTGAAAAATTCAATGGGGAGTTTAATGGAACTGGAGTTAATTGAATAGTTGTAACACCACCAACACCACCAGCTCCACCGCCACCACCCGCAGATAATACCCAGTCATTTAAGTCAAAATCGTATCTATAACTAGTTCCATTTGACGTGTATCTAGCATATTCTTTTTTTAATTCTAGAACTGGTTCTTCTACATCTGGATCGACTGGTAAATTCATATCTGAAACGAATAAGAACTCGTGTCCCCATAAGTCCGTCTTAATTCTATACATGCCATCTTCCAATGTTTGCATGAAATAAACTAAGTCCACTTCATCTAAAGATTCTTGATTAACTTTAACGATTGCCTGTCTTTCTGTTATCTGTTCATCAACATATGTATGACCTTCTGTTTCAAGAAATTCTACTCTATCTTTTAATTCGTTTTCTTTTGTTTCAAGGGTTTCAATGTTATCAAATGCATCTTCAAAATGTGTTTTAATTTCAACCATTTTCTTTTTAAATTCAGAAAGGAAACTACCTTCATTGTCAATCAATGATTTCGCAAGAAAACGTCTAACTTCTTGACCAGACCACCCTGCCGCCGTCGGATTTAATGGAAGTTTATCAGGTGTTTTTTCTTTAATTTTGTTTTCTTCTATTTCAGATAATAGAATATTTCTTAAATCTTTCGCCATTTTTTTCTCCTTTAACCTATGGATTTTAATCGTCTGTTTAATTTGTAGATAATTTCAATTGCGTTTAATTCTATTTGTCCAGTTCCGACTATTTGAAATTGAATATATAAGAAGTTGTTTTCTTTTATCGGTGACGAAGAACCCATTTCACTAAACGAGCTGAAGCCAAAGTGATTAAAATTCAACGCTTCTAGACTGCTTTGATTAGCAACATCAATATCTTTCATAAGATATTCGGCTTTTCCCATTGTCTTATATCCAAACACAAGCGAACCACCCTCGCTTGGTCTTGTTGCATAAATGTTTACCCTAAACATCGTCTTTTCCATCAAATTATTATTTAAATCCGTCATGCCACTTACCCACCTTGTTTGAATAAGTGATGGCTTGTTGATATAACAATCTTGAAGTCCGTCCGTTCTAAAAATGTAATCTTGGTTATCTACCAAATATGTGTCCAATCGTTCGAGATAATTTTCGGTTGTTTCCATGTTTTCTTGTTTTATGAATGGAACTTCGCTTGGCGTAAATGGTGTAAGTCTAAAATAAGTGGTATTGTCAAATTCAAAGATCAATGATACTTTTAACGGTAATTTAGCGATATTCATATATATTTTACTTAAATCTAAATCAAGTTGCGTGTTGTAAGGAAATCCAAAACCATCTTCATTATAACCTGAAACTTCAATAGAAACAAAGTCGTTTTCACCGTCATCTTCTTCATTTACTTTAAAATAGACGTTTTGACCATCAGAAACGTTTCTAAATGCAAAACTATTATCTACAACTACCATACCATTGTCGATATGATAATCAAGACCTTCAACACCTATTACTTTAAATCCTTGTTTTAATTTGAATACATAATCTTGTGGATTGTCTTTAATATACATGTGATCTTCACGTAATATGAACGCATTTTTATCCATACCTTGAACGGGATATAATTTTAAAAAGTTGTTGTGTCTTACAACTAAATCATCGTAATCTTTCCCATTTTCAAGATGATACAACGCTTTACCGTCGTGTTGGATAAGTTCTAAATTTTGTTCTTCAATCTTTGCATTCAAGTAAGTTGTAGGTGCTTTCCACTTCACTATTTCATAACTAAAGTTTCCAACTTCACCATCTTCGTTTTTTGCTAAATATCTACTATCAGCAACATATATATCATCACCTATGAAGATATATAAGTAAACGTCGTTTTCAACCATAAATATTTTTGAATGATCATAATTCTTAATAGCATTGACTAGGTCACGTTTAATAAATCCATCTCTTGGTTTAATAAGTCTTTCATCTGTTAATACATTGCTTGATATTTCAATGGCGTGTAATCCATCTTCAGAAAGAATTAAGATATCATTATAGAAACGCACAATACATTTATTATTAAGTGGTGACTTTTTAACACTGGTTTTATATTCGTGATATCCAACAACGCCGTTTTCATCAAGAATTCTTTCTCTAATAAATAGTTTTTCGTCATTTGGATAATTTTCTTTGGTTACATATAAATGACTATCTGTTGCAACAACGTATCCATTGATTGCTCCCCTACCGCCAATAACCCTATAATTCTTTGAAGGAAAATATGTAAGTTCATAACTTTGGTTTCTAATATTGTCACCTAGTAAGTCGTTTGATACATTAAATCTATCAATGTTTGGATAGTTTGGATTTCCTGCTAGGAATAATCTGTTTTCACTGCCAAACGTTGTCCCAAATTTACAATCAGAAATCATTTTGTAATCTGGGTTTTTATTGAATGTTATTTTAACCTCAATGCTTGGTTCATCATTATAATCAAAGAAGTAATCACGAACCTTAACAACAAAGGCTTTTTCTTTATCATCGAAAGTATATTCATAAACTCCTTCTTTAGCCATTTGTTGTGTTTTATCTACAACTGTAGTCATAACAAAACTTTGTCTATCTTCATAAGGTGTGCTTACATCTTTTTGGTAATAGAAGCCCACTACTAAACTTGCGCCAGTATTTATTGGTTTTGTGCCATCATTATATGAGTTTTGAACTTTGATTTTGGCAAAAGCATTGCCACTATTGTTATCAAAAGTATCAATGTTTTTAAAGATTTCGCTTTCAATAGCACGTAATAAGTCAACCGAATTAAAGTCAATAGTTGAAGATGTTCCTGTGTAAACAATACCAAAGTCATATACTTCATATCCATTTGGATTATCAAACGTTGGATATAATGGATAAGTTGAAGGATCGCCGATATCGATTTCTTTTATATGAATCACACGGTCAATATCTAAAGTCATAATCATGCTTTGTCTGTTTTCATAAGGCGAGTTACTATATTTTTCAAATTGAACCTTTGCAACAATACTATATCCTTTAACGTTCGCTCCGCCGTTATAAGAAGTTTGAACTTTAAACTTGGCAAATATATATCCTGAATTCGCTGTGATGTCTGTTATATTTGTGGATATAGCATTTTCTAAATTTGAAAGCAATGTTGCACTTGAGAAATCAACGGGTTCAACATCGGCGGTATGTATAATACCATAATCTAAATCTTGATATCCATTCGGGTTTGAGAACGTTGGATATGCTGGAAATGTTTCTGGCGCATTTAATGTAATATCTTCTTTACCATAAATGTTTCTTTGAATTTCAACAAGTGAAATCATACTTTGTCTTAACTCAGAATCAACAGTCCCTTGTTTAGTATAATCAACTAAAACAGCAAACGTCCACCCTTTATCATAAGCACTACCGCTTGTGTGATCAAGTTGAACCCTTGTAATGGCATATACATGTCCCGAGTCTGCGGTAAGTTCGTTTAATTTAGATGATATACCCGCTTCAATAGCGTTTTTAATTGCTGGTGAAGAAAAATTAACACTTGTTCCTACAACTGTATGAGATATACCTAAATCAATCACAGGATATCCATTTGGATTGGCAATGCTTGGTGCTGTTGGAAAAGTCGCGATTTGACCAAGTGTAATTTTTTTATCATAAATACCCTTTTGAACTTCGGCAGTTACAACATAACTTCCTCTTGTTTCAACATAGCCTTCGTCAACGCCTTTTGTCCATGTAAATGGAACGGCAAGTGCAACGCCTTTATAATATAATCCCCCATCATCCCAGCGCGTTTGAAGTTTAACATACGCAACACCGTTACCAGATGAACCTTGAAAATTAGGAATATTTGGTAAAATTGTATTTTTAATATCATTGTGTAAATAGGTTGAATCATATCTAAAGTATTGTCCAATTTGTGATAATAATCCGACATATACTTCTTCGTCATAGGAATATGGATAATAAGGATAGTCAACGATAGAGTCTATATCACCCCAAGTGATACTATGGTCTTCTTCTGATATTTCCCATTCATTGTAATAAGGATTAACGGTTGCCAGATTTGTTGTTGACCAAGGATAACGTTGATAAAGTCTTTTCTTAAAATAAAGCAATTCATTATCACTAAAATCGTCAAAATTATTATCAAAATAATTATTAACTTCTTTAATAACTTCATTAGTCACATTTGCATCTGTAAAATTTGAAATTTCGGTTAAACCTAGGTCAACAACTGTTCTTCCTGAAGTTGAAACATTTGGATAAGCAGGGAACGCATCTGAAGGATCAACCTTATCAACTTTTACACCATGAGAGCCTCTATTTAAAAGTTCATTATGTTCTTTAAATATCCAGTTACTACTTGCTTCAGCATTTACCACTTCCTCTGTTTCCATCGTTGACGGTTCATAATATCTACCACGGAACTTAACCAGTTGTCCGTCAGTGAATTTCTCTGGATTTTCATCGATATATGCTTGACAATCAGCAACAAAATGATTTTCCGTATATCCTATTTGTAATTTTTTTGGTAAATCAATAACGTAACCTGTCGAACCTTCGGTTGGATACTCAGGATAGTCTGGGTTGTTTGGTAATACATTTTTTTTACTTGATACACATTCAGTATTTTTAACTATTTTAGGAAGTGTTGCGTATTTCCAAAGCGTATAGTCTTCGGGAACAATGCTTTCTTCTGTTTCATCTTCGTAATAATCTTTGAATTGAGCGCGAAGTTTTACTTTTTCACCGTTTTCAAAATCGCTTTCATGCTCCAGAATATAGTCTTCACATAAAGACTCAAAATCTTCTTGACTAAAGTTTACTAATTGTTCTGGTTCTTCGAATAAATCTCTTTCAGTAAATTTTCCAACGACATAAGGATAGTCTGGAAAATCTTTATCTAGATCGTATTCTTTAACAGGATCAACTGGTGATACACGAACTTTTTTATTTGTTATAGTTGCTATGTCACAATAAATCCATGATTCTTTACCATTTACAGTAACCCCTTTTTTTTGAACTTTACTTGAACCGTTAAAAAGTCTTCCTTTAATCTTCAACTTTTCTTCGTCATCATATTCTCCTTTATGCTTTCTTAAATAACTGCTTGCTACATTTTCAAAAGTTTCCTTTGTTAAACTTGGCGAAAGAATTGGTGAAAGTTCAATTTCCGTAAATGTTCCTTCTACTTCTGGATAATCAGGATAGTATGGATTATCCAAATCATATTCAGTCACCTTTGGTGAAGAATAAACTGTTTTGTTTGTAAATAATGTTTGGTCAACGGCATAAAACTTTAATTGAACATAAATATCAACATTCATTTCTTCTACTTTTCTTGCAACAACGGTGTTGTCTTTACTACTATCTTTATATACTGCGTTATATTTAATTGGTAAACTAAATTTTAATGTTTTATTTCCGTCAATCAATGGTTCTGCTAACGATTGGTCAATGTTTATATAATCTAAAATATATGTAAAAACTTGTTTGTTATCTTCTCTTACTTTGGCTTTAAAGAACCACTCTTTTGTAACGCCAACAATATCAGAAACCTTTGTTGGATTTGCTAGCGTTGTAATATTTTCTGGATCAACAGTAAAGACGAAATCTTCTTTTGGAAAGAAAATGTCTTCGATTTCAATTCCATCTTCGTTTAATGTTTCGCCATAATCGCTTTCAACGTCAACTATATCTTCGCCTTCTCTACCCAAGAAAATAGGATAAATACCGTGTTCGGCAAACTTGTTTTGATAAAACGAAATATCAAAACTATAATCAAAATGTTTTTCTTCCTCATATACTGTTGGTAATATGTATGTAGTTTTACCGTCTTTTGCATCACGATTGGAAGCGAAAAGTTTATACTTTGTAACCTTTGATAAAAGGTTTATATCTTCATATCTGTTGTCACCAATGAAAATAGTTGGTTCATATGGTTTCGGTAAATCTTCAAATTTATCATAATAGTAATCATTCGCAAGGAATGGATTTGTTAATGGTGTTGCTGAAAGAGGATACAAAACATATTTATATATATTGCCGTTTGAATTTCTTAATATAGAAAAAACATATATGTCGCCCACGTTAAAAATGAACAAACAGTCTTTTTCTTCACGAAATAAAGGTTCTTTACCTTCAAAATTCAATGAACTTATTGCTTGTTTTAAAACATTTGAATGTTTTTCATTGATAACCGTGTTGCCATCATATATGTATATATGGAACTTCGTTATAAATATTTCTACTTCTCTAAATTTATAAGATGCAACGAGTCTATCATCCGCTTCAATATCAAAAGGAAGTGTATCTTTATGTGTAATTGCTGGTCTTGTCTTTAATGTTTCACTATCAATAATAAAGTTTTTTCCATCAGACGCACGAAAATCAGCTACTTTTAATAACTTGTTTTCTTTATCTAATCCTCTGAAGTTGTTAATAGAAAAAACTTTTCTTTCTTTATTTGCCATTATACTACTCCCTAATTATCTTTATTAAATATTTGTGATCTTCTTACTTTCGTTTGAACCTTATTAAATGGTCGTTTTAATCCTCTTAAAAAACTAATATACGTTGCATACGCTGTTTGTGCCATCGCAGGTTCATCTTCTTCGTAAAGTTCACCTTTCACAAAATATGGTATCATGCGTTGGACTTCTTCGGGGATAAAGATATCATTTAAGTCATACGTCATTTGGTCAACGCCTTCAGGAATGTTTAACTTCGCGCGTTTATACCAAACAACAAAAGCAACATTTTCGCCATAACCAGAATAGTCTTCGTATTCAAAATAAATTCTTTTTGTAATGCTGTCATAAACATAATCTACTTGCGTTTTAGTTAAGCGTAAAGTTTTTACGTCATTATAAGAATCATAGATTTTTACGTCTACGCGTTCAGGATAACCAAAATCAAGGTTATCAGCAAAATCAATAAATTGCCCAGTTTCATCTAATGAAAAAGTATCAAACGATCGCGCCTCACCGACAATTTCATAATATCTATCAATTGCACGTCTAATACTATCATCCATACGGACAAGTTTTTCTCTAGTATTATTGTTCGCTAATAAAACGCCAGAACTAAATTCTTCTTCACTAAATTGAATGTTGGTGTCTGTAAACATAATACGTAATGACATTGCTTTAATTTGCCAAAGTTTCATCTTCATAATCCTCCGCTTTCATAACATTTGCGCGAGTATTGACAAGTTGTTGTTTTTCATTGATACGCTTTGTGTTTCTATCAAAATTATACTCCGTCTTTTTAATAGGTGTAATATTCACGACAGGGTGATCATCTGGGTTCATAAATTGCGGATATAATTGTTTCAAATCGTGGATAATCATCTCGTCGGTTCCTCCCCTGAAGTATGTGACGAAACCTTTTTTCCCTTCTTTGAATATTGCTTTAGACTTTATTTCAACTCTTAAAAGTTGATTTTTATGATATTTATTTCCCATTCTTTCACCTCTCTTATATTATATCACAAAAATAAATAAAAAAAAAGGTGTTTTTTTGAAAACACCTTAATTTTGATAATCTTTTATCCCATTCTTGCAATAAGTGCAAGTGAAACAGTTGAGATTGTATCCTCGGTTTCGACTTTAATCATTAAGCCTTGTTCACCAGCAATACCAGTGATATAAAGACCAAAATCATATAAATCGATTTCTCGAATTTCAGTTCCTGATTTGAAATCCGAATCTGCAGCAAATTCGATTATTTTATCGTCGATACCATATTCAATAGAACCTTCAATCGTAATTGTAAGTTTTGCTGTTCCATTTGTAGCGACACCATTTCTCTTTAACAAGAGAATAAGTTTTTCAGTGTTTGGTAATTCAAAACCTAATTTTCCTTCGGTATCTGCAACAGCAGAACCCCCAAGATCAGTAGAAACAGTTGTTGTTGCATGACGGAAGAAACCTTCAGATTTCAACGTCGCATAATCCACGATATCCGCGAAAGGATATCTGCGAGGAATACGAAGATGATCTCCAGATGTAGCAACACTAGTAAACACGATTGGTCTACCGTCAACTCCTGGACGTTTGATATTTAAATCAATATTTTTAATTGCGTAAGCCATTATTATTCACCTTTTCCTTTCTCTAGTTAAAACGATGTTGGCGGATTACTTGAGCCAGCATATCTAATTTTAACTTTGAATAATCTTGATGGATAAATGTTGAAGAAATCGTAATATTCAACACTTTGGTAAGCCGTTCCACCTAATAAGATTTTATCAGGTGAAACTTCATAAGAAATAGTATTCTTATAAGGAATGACATATTGGATACCATCTTTTGTCTTCCAAATACCCCATTCTGCTTCTACGAGTTTTGTAGTTGCATTTCTAGTTGTAATCTCTTTAACTTCATGCTTACGGATAGTAACGCCATCTGCAACACCGACATAACCTTTCGTGAAGGCATCGTCAGCAGTTAAGTTGCTACCTAGTAAGATTTTAGCATCACGAAGAAGTTGTTCGAATCTACTTGAAACGAATAAAGTAAAGTCATCAGGTGACATATTTTTATCTTCAGCATGTGCTTTAAGAATATCAAGTGCTTGAAAAATATTGTCTTTATCAAGGATACCGTCACCGCTGTTGGCTGAAAATAATGTGATCAAGTCAATTTGTTGTTTGGCTGGCAATTGTGCTACCCAAATAGCAAGTTCTTTTTCGGCTTCAATAGCCCATTTGTTTGTTAATTTCTTTCTTGCTTCTGAATCTGCTTTTGACAAATCATCAACAAGTTTTGAAATTGTTGTAGTTCCCCAGTGGGAATATCTACCTTTGTCAATAGTCACACGTTTTGTTGACGCGCGAATAAATTCTAGGTTTGCAGGTTTAACTTCTCTTTCTTTCAAAGAAGTTGTGTGAACTGACAAGTCATGATAAACTGGAATGTCAATTTCACGAGTTTTTAAGTTAAGTTCTCCATCAAAGGCATTATCACAAGATTGGACTAAAACAGTTTTACGATACCATTCTTGATATACCATTTGGGACAACTTTACTAATTTTGCGTTGGTTGTGTTCATAGTTCAGTTCTCCTTTTAATTTTTTATTTTTGGTAATACTTTGTGCTTTTGTCAAATTTCGGCATGATTTTTCTGACCTCATCATCTGACATATAAGGAAGTTTTTCAATAATTTGGTTATATTCTTCTTCAGAGTAAACGTCGTTAGGATTGGTTTCAGATTTAGGAATTGACGAACCACTTGACGATTCAGCCTTTTTCCTATAATTTCTTTCCACTTCTTCTTTCGATTTACCACTTAATTCAGAGCGCACTTCAAGATATTCCTTATAAAGATCTGTGAAATGCTTTTTACCAAGTAACTTGCCATCGATATACAGTTTAAAAGCCTTGTCTTTATCAAGTTCTTTTAATTCAACATCAGGAAATTCTTTTTTAAATTCATCCAATTGTTTTCCAAGTGAATTTAGTTGTTTTTCCTTTGCTTCCCTTTGTTTATCTTCGGCTTCTTTTTGTTTTTGTGCTTCCGCTTCTTCTTGGGCTTTCTTTTCTTCAAGAGCCTTTTGAGCCTTTGCTTCTGCTTCGAGGCGTTTGCGTTTCGCTTCCGCATCGATATTTTTTTGTGGACGGTCTTTTTTTTGCTGGTCAGTTTCTTCACCTTCAGCATCCAGTTTTTCTTCTTCATCCAATTCTGGATCGTCTAATACGTCTTTAAAGAAATCTTGATCTTCATCAACAGTTTCGACTTGTAAATCTTTTTCGTTATCATTCATTTGATAATCTCCTCTCTTCTAACGGTCTAGAGAACCGACGCTATCTAACGCTAATAGCCCGACTGTGTATATAGTATAACCCATAAAATAAGATAAGTCAACACCTTATTTAGTTTTTCTTATTTTTTTGCTGGCGACCAAATGCTTTTAACACGTTTTGCATTTCCATCATCATCTCTTGATTTTTCTGCGACATATCAGCAACTGACTTAATTGCCTGTGCAGTTTGTTCTGCCAACATAGACTTGAGATTTGCGTTCTCACGAACAACAATATCAATATTATCTCTGTCTTTTGCAGTCTGCTCATACGCTTTAGCCATTTGTTGCATAACGTTCTTTGCTTGTTCTAATTCTTGTTGTAGTTGTTGAATAATTTTATTTGAATTATTTTCGGCAAGTTTCTTTAACTCTTCACGGTTAGATACATAACCATCTGGTAACATTGATAGATATACTTCAAAAGGAAGTTGACCAGACTGAACCATAAGACCAAGAAGTTCAAGGTTTGTGAATTCACTAAATGAAGGTGCAGAACCTACTTGAATATCAATCATTACATCGTCTTCAAGGTATTCTGTTCCGTTGAACTTGCCACCGTCATTATCGCCCATATATGATCTCACGTTATCTTCGTTAATACCATGATCAATTAAAGTGAACGCTTCATTATCATAGAAGAATTTAGCAAATAAAAACATGATATTTGCTTGTTCTCGTTTAAATTCATTAAACAACATTGCGCTGTCGCTTGAGTTTTCTTTTGCTCTATTAATTAACATTTCTGTTTGTTTACCAGATTGTCCTGCATAGTCTGACATACCTATTTGAACATTACTTGCCCCAGCCACTTGACGAACCATACTAACAAGTCCTTGTGAATATCCAAGTGAGTCTTGTGGGACATTGGCAACAGGAATTCTACCAAACGCACCGTCAATGCGTTCATTTGGCATAGTATCTACTTCAATCATTTGTCCATTTTCTGCAGTGATTTCGTTAGCGTCAATGACACCTTTACGGAAAACAAATCCACCAAGGACGTTATCTTGAAGTGCCTTATCATAGATTGAATAATGATTATTGATAGATTTTTGTGATTCAATGTATTCCATAGTAATTGGATAACCATAAAAACAATTGTCACGTTCATTTAAAACAAGTCTTGCAAACGGATATAAGTTCCATATATGTTTTGAGCGTTTATCTTTTTGTGCTACCTTATCCATTTCATCCATAACGCTTGTGGTATTTGGCATTTCTTCTTTGCTTAACCCTTTTTCATAATAAGGATTTAGCGGAGTTGCTTCTTTAAGCATAGCGTGTTGAGTAGTCACTTCAAAGAAAACTTGACCTTCAAAATTACGGAAGAATTTAATATAAACATTTACGAAGTCTTCTTCGTTTGTAACATTTGCTTGATTGCTTTCAGTTGAAGACGTATAAGAACGTCCGTCAGCAACAATATCTTTTGCGCTGTTTGGAAATTTTTCTTTCAACGCGTTGATACGTTCTCTTGTAACAAGCATTACCCATTCTTGATCCTGAATATCTTGTATATAAGGATTTGCCACGGCAAAGTTACGGATATCCACGACTTCAACGCGCATTTCACCGCCCGAATTCTTCATGAAACCACGTTTTTCAGCATCCCAATAAAAATAATGGATAGCAGTTCCTTTTTTATAATCGTCATCAACCGCTTTTAAGTCTTTTTTTCTTAAATTAGTGATTTCTGATAAATACTTCAAAAAATCCTGAATTTTTCTTACGCTTCTAAAATTAGTTGAATTTACCAAGTAACTATACTTGTTTTGCATGATATTACTTTTTCTTGTTTTACCTATTTGCTTAATGATATTTAAGGTAATTTTAGGAAAATCTTTAATATCTTCGTCCATATTCCATTGCTTGCCACCTTCAAATAAAACACTTCGCTCTATTTCCTTTAGCAATCCGATGGAACTTTTGAAACTGTTTGCAAGTTCAAATTGTTGATAATTTAGTTGTGTTCTGTCCATGATTAAACTCCCTTCTTATTGGTGCTTATGGTTTCGTCAGGATAACTGTTTAACCATTTCTTTTTAGCATCAACGCCTAGGTTTTTTCTTTCTTGAATATCTCTTGCTGTTTGAACAAACTTTTCAAGCAACACAATCCTTTCTTCTTGCATTTTGATTTTTTCTTCAGCAACCTTTAGTCGTCTGAAATAATCTTTGATTTTTTTAAGCATTATTCCGATACACTCCTTTTTTTAATTTCACACCTTTACGGCTTTTTTGATTGACCAAATCTACCAAGAAGTTACCCCCCCCAGTATCTTGTTTTTTAACCTGTATAATTTGTTGTTGACTTTGGAAACTATTACTTACATGCACGGCAATAGCATACGCCATAATAATATCGTCGTGATGACCTTGAGAAGCATTCATAATATTTCTTGCACTATCTTCCATGATATAGTATTCTGCTTCATACCAGAATTCTTCATCTGGCACAAGTTCAGGATTTTCTGTGAGTAATGCACGAATAGCCGATATAATAGGCGCTTTGGTTAATCCAGTGGTTTTGAAACCATATTCAATACCACCAGTGACCACTCTATCTTTTCTGGTTAGACTTTCGGTGATATAAACATTTTTATAACCTTCGTCTTCCATAATGAAGTCACAAATAGCATGTGAGAAGTTTACTTCTGGAGCAATCATAGCATTATTATACATTTTTGCTATCTCAACCGCAATCTTTGCAAGAAATCTTTCTGATAAATTTTTTATGCCATACCTTGCCACCATTTTCTTTGTGACATTATCTACAACGACTATTTGGTTCTTATCCGCCCCCATCCCCGATGTATCAATACCTAGTGTATAAGGAGTTTTATAGTCCCTTTCTTCTAGCAATATATCTGTATCAACAAGTTCATAGTCTTGAATGTCTTTGTTCCATTCAGCCTTTTGTTGATATATTTTTTTGGTTTCCGTTTTTGGTTCTTCCCATACAAGCAACTTTTCAAAAGTAGGATAACTTGTAAGTGCAACCTTTTTGATCGGTTTTTTCACGGCTTCATACCCTGCTTGAATAGTCTTGCTATCAAACACCCCCGTGCCTGAAGCAACGAACGCTTCTTGCGGAGTCATTGGATTTTCTTGAGCAAACCACGTCGGGTTACCACCATAGTTATTATCTATTTGGTATCTTCGCCACATTATTTGTTCATCACTTATTTTAAACTTCTTCTTCAGTTCCTCTTCTTCTTCAGTTAATTTAAACCCCATCGGAACACGCATTTTATATTCGTCGTGATCCTGCCAACCAAAGAAAAATGGTGTAAATTCACTCTTCCCTTGAACGGCTCTGTCCCAGTCGTCTTTGAAGAAATTATATCCGTTCGCCGTAGATTCTCTTACAATAACCGTCCTTGGGTTAACACTTACCGTTGGAGCAAGTGAGTTTTCTATGGCTTGTATATTTCCTTCCCAGAACGCACACTCAGTTAAGTGAAGATATGACAACGTTTGTCCACGAAATACCCCTTCATTGACCGTTGCAAATTGTATCTTACTACCAATCCCCGTCCCGTCCTTTTTGTCAAACGTAATCCCTTCGCTTGACATTTGCGTTGTCGATGGTTGCAACGCTTTCGGTAAGTTGTTATAGAATATCTTACATTTCTGGAAAATACTTCCCGCACTATCCAGTCTATGAGCAACAATCCCGTATGTCATGTTTCTGTTCATGCTTGCTAGCCAGAAGCCAAGAGCACTAAAAAAAGTTGTTGAGCCAATCTGTCTTGCTTTTAGGACAATCATTCTTATCGGTAAATCATTGTCCAAGCAAAATTCAATATGTTCTAACATCTTGCTTTGTTCTTGATTTAGTTTAAACTTCACGAGCTTGTTCTTCTTATCGACTATATATAGCATGTTTTCAATAAACCATCTAGGATTGAATAACGTATTCTTATAGTCAACCCCCGTCAACGGATTATTTGTTCTCGCCATGATTACGGATCACTTCGTCAATAGATAGTTCACCACTTACAGCGATATTGTCTTTCCTTGAGTATTTTTGTGTCGTTCTTTCTAAGAAAAACTTCGCGTCAGTAGTGTCCCCCGCGTCAAGTTTACTCATTACGTTTTCTAAAAACTTTTGCTCTATTTCTGTGGCAACCTTAGAACTTGCGTTTTCAAATATCTCTTTTAGATATGCGTCGCTTTCTATTATTTCCAAGAATTCTTTTGTAGTTATTCCGCAATACGTAGCAATCTCACTGTCAGTTCTTCCAGTAGCCTTCATAATTGTTGCGACTTTTAGGTTTTGTGTTAGTTTTAAATGTGATACTCCATTCATCTGCAATCGCCTCCCCCCTATATTATATAACACTTTTTTCTTTTTAGCAATAGGAGAATTATCGAGAATACTGACGGACGGTGAGGGTGGGTATATACCATAGGGGGGGTGGGGT